AGTTCATAACCCAAAGGTCACGGGTTCAAATCCCGTCTTCGCTACAAAATGTAAATCTTTGAAAGAGAGTGGTTTGTATCCTACAAACCCTCTCTTTTCATGGATAAAATACTCAAAATTTTACAGACCGAATACGCTACCGAATACACTTTCGAATACGATATGAGTAACAAAGGTCAGTTCACAAAACCTAAGATATACGACGCTGGAGGGGATCTCTCCAAGCGCTGGTATATTTATTATTCCTATCGCCACCCACATACAGGAAAGCTCGTTCGGCAAAACCCCATTTACCTAAAAATCAATAGATCTTTCAAAACCCTTTCCCAGAGGCGTACAGTAATTAGGAGACTCCGTGATATACTGGAGCGCAAGCTCAGAGAGGGATACAATCCTTATGAGGACAAATACACCGAGAACAAGCTCCTCTCCATTCACGAGGCTTTCGATTTGTCACTGACACATGCTCAGGCTACTATGAAAGAAAGCTCTTTCAAGAACCACCAATATCGTATTCGTACCTTTGAGAAATGGCTCGAACAAAACAACTTCAAAGGGCGAGCTGTTACCGCTATTACTAAAAAAACAGCTACCAATTTCCTTAACGATATTCTCCTTAAGACAAGTCCTAAGAACAGGAATAATACCCGTGCTGCTCTCTCTATCCTTTTCAAGTACTTAGAGGATAACCAGCATGTCCCTAACAATTTCATTTCATCTATTCCAGTACTTAAGACCGATCCACACCGCAATAAAACCTATACCAAGGTACAAGAGGATACCCTCTTCGAATACATTGGCCAACATGATCCACAGCTACTGCTCTTCATCAAGTTCATTAGCTATAACTTTCTGCGCCCTATCGAGGTCTGCCGCCTACAAGTCAAAGATATATCCTTAGAAGAGAAGCGCTTGACCTTCGAGGCAAAGAATAAAGCCAGAAAAACCAAAATCATTCCCGAAATACTCCTCTCCGAACTCCTATACCTCAAGGGAGCAGACCCTAACCATTTCCTTTTTGCCCCCGAGGGCTTAGGCCCTTGGAACACCACGGAAACCAATAAGCGTGATTACTGGAGCAAAAGATTCAAAAAAGTCAAAGAACATTTTTCACTGGGCGAGGACTACGGGCTCTATTCCTTCCGACATACTTCCATTACCAAACTATACCGCAAGCTCCGCGAGCAGTACCCACCCCTTGAGACCAAGAGCCGCCTAATGCTCATCACAGGACATGCTACTTTTGCAGCCCTTGAGAAGTACCTCCGTGACATCGACGCCGAGCTCCCAGAGGACTACTCCCAACTGATCAGTGGTTAGTCGTCAGTGGTTAGTAGTTAGCAACTGACTTCTGACAACTAAAAACTAAAAACTAACAACTAATTATTGTATTCCTCGTAAAATTCCTCGATCTCTTCCAAGTGCTTCTGAGTAATGAAAGACAGCGACAGTATCCGAGAGAATACGAACCTGACCAGCGTTTTTTCTTCCTCATCGAAGAAGGAACTATCCTCTAACAGATCCGGAAACTGAAACAGCCTTTCCTGTATATCCTCCGATTGTGAAATCTTGTTGGCTACTTCGCAGAGCCAGCCAGAGAGCTTTATCCCCAGTTGCTCATTCAGTGGGCGTGGTAATTTGTTATCCATTCTCATAGCGCAGCCCTCCTTTCTTTTTGGTTTTGGGAAATGTAATAAGATCCATAAGCGTGTATCACAGCAATCGGAAACGAGGGGTCAGAAGTAGTACCCGCAGAAGTGGATACATGCCACTGCCCATCACGATAGGCAAGCAGGAAGTTACACGCGGTATCCTTGAGCAAACAGTGAAAACATTCCCGTGCGATGACATCCACCACCGCAGGATCGTCCGCAGGTTCGTAATCATCAGGGCTTTTTATGCAGCCCGAACTTTGAAGAAATAGCCGATCCGTGCGACCAGCTGTCCACGATATAGTCAATGCTACATGGTGAGAGGTTTGACTTTTCAACATAATATAAAAAAATTGCGGCGTGAGTAGGTGCTGTTGAAAAGTCTGTGTATACAACTTTGCTGCATATTACTATACAGCTACACCCTCACGCCGTGAGTTATTAAAAAAAATGATTTTATACGGATATAGAAATCCACAAACTTTTCAACGCTGCAAAGGTACGACTTTTTTTGAAACCTCCAAATCTTTTTTGAAAAAAATTTTTTACCATCTTACTAAACACTAAAAAAGCCCTGCAAGAAATTGCAGGGCTACTTATAAAGTAAAAAAATCTTATTCCTTACCAATCCTCTTGTGTAGGTAAGGCCTTATCCATATATCTTTTTAAGCGCTCAATCAATGGTTCTATATCATTTTTTATAAATTCTCTTAGTTCATTAGTTACTTTTGTTTTATACTTTTCTCCACCAGCCGCTGATCCTGTAAAAGTAGATAAATATTTTTCATTTGTGATAAGTCCTAAATTATATCCCTTTCCTGTATGAACAAAATTTGTAAAATCATATTTATACTTTCCATCTTTACACATTATTTTGATATCATACATAATCCACCCCTGTCTTCCTGTTCCTCCTACAAAAATTTTACTACTATATCTCATTACACCTCTTCCAAGCAAAATATGATTGTCAGGATCATCTAAAAGAATCACTTCTCGTGGATCTTTATAGGTTTCTGTAAACCAAATTTTTGCATTTGCTTGTAATTGCTTTGCTGACAAAGAAGATTTTACATTAATAACCTCCGTAAATTGATAAGGACTTGGGTCTCCTTCTTGTGCTCTACTAAACCATGTAATTAGTAAGAGAAGAAACAAAATTTTTTTCATCTTGATTTATTTAAAAACACACAGCAAAGATACAAAAAAAATCAAAAGGACAACTTTGGAAAAAATATTTTTTTTAACACCTCCCTCTATTTATGATATAAAAAAATTGTATATTTTTGCACTTATATTTTGCACCTGCAAAATGAGATACAAAAATACATTCTTTTTGTTATTAAATTTGTACAATTGAAAAGAGTAAAAAGTATACAAACTATTCTGAAAAGATATGATACACAAGGAAGTAGCCCTATTCTAATTATGGGTGATGACCTTAACCAATGGGTATGTAAATATAGAGATGTTCAAAAACTTTTCAATGAATTATTAGCTTACGAATTTGCTAAGTTGTGGAATATTTGTATCCCTGAAAGCGCTTTAATTGAGATAGACTATGACAAACATGTACAAAAATTTAGTGAGAAAAAGGGCTTAGATCGAAGATTTTTTGAAAGAGAATGTTTTGGATCCTGCTTTTTAGAGGAAGCTCTTGATGTCAATAAATCTATGTTGGGTAACAAAGAAATCGTTCGGAGAATAAAAAACAAAGATGATTTTTTAAAAATTTCTCTTTTTGACATCTGGCTTTCTAATGAAGATAGAAATTGTGGGAATTACAATCTTTTGCTTAAAACCATTGAAGGAGGAGGAGGATATACCCTTTTCTATATTATTGATAACACCGAAATTTTCAATTCCTCAATGGCTTACACCCAAGGACTTATGGATATAACAGAAGAGGATACCGTTTTAAATTCTGAATTGGCAGTACTTCTATTCAAAAGAGATACTCAGATCGTTAAAAAAATGAATACTCTGTTGAGTCTTTTCCCTTCTTTCGTTGGAAGTTGTAAGAAAGAACTAAACAATATATACCAACAAATTCCTCAGAAATGGAATATCAATATAAGCCAATATGAACCAAATATAAACGAACTCTTTTCTAAAAATTGGCTCAATATTTGCGAGAGGAATTTCAGAACATATATACAAACACAAATAATTATTTAACATGAATACTTTACTCTGCCCCATATACCTTTCCTCTAATGCTTTATCTAAAGACAGATTTAGCATAGGACTCATCATGGTAGGTCGTGAGGAAGCTTATTTTAATTATTCAGAGGAAAAATTAAACAAAGTAAAGCACTTATTTACTAATGATTCTTTCCTTGTGGTAAAACAATATTTAAAGTCTGTTTATAAAAATTTTCATCCTGAACAAGAAAAATCGCTTTTCCCAGAAAATGAATTTTTAAAAACTTGGGCTAACAAGCAATATTTGTCATATCTAAATAAATATACAAATAACTTAGTTTGCTTCGGGGAAACTACCAATGTAGATATTGCTCTTAATGAGGATATTTTTAAAAAATTCTTTGAAATGTATGTCTTTCGTTATCCCTCACAAATAGACAAAGCAAAGGATATAGATATTTTAAAAAAACCTCAGTCTATCGCTTTCTATGAAAGAAATTCCGAAAAGGTAAATATTGATATTGAGATAACTAACAATGACATTGATGAACTCCTTATAAGTACAAAGGTGAATTTCTTAGGGAAAAATGATGCCCCTTTTGCTGGAAATATGCTCAACTTACAGAAAAGTATTCAAACACTGGGGAACAATATCAATAGCTTTATTTCTCTTACTAAGATCTTAGATAATGCCCAAAACAAAAAAGGAAAGTATTTTATAGTAGGAGAGGAACCCTCCAAAGAACTCAAAGAAAATCACAAGCTCTGGCAAGAATTACGAAACACTAAACTTATAGATTATACAGAGCTTAGCGATATTGATAGAATTTCTGATTATATCACAGAATATGGAATAAATCCTTACTTTGCCGCCTAAAAAAGCCCCCATCTCTGGGGGCTTTTTATTCAGAATTGTAAAAGTGTATTAATTAAACAAACTGAATATCTTGTAATTCTTCAGCTAAGTGGTGTAATTTATTTTGAATCTTCACGACTGTTTGTTTGCTGGGTTTCCTATATCCTTGCACATATTGGCTTAATTGCACCTGATTAACCTCTGTCAGTCTTTCCAATCCTGCAAAGCTAAATATCTTTGAATAATACTGTAAGAAAGAAGGTAAATCGTACAAAAATTCAAAATCAGCCTCCACAAAGTCTCGTCCTTCTTCTTTATAAATCGCTTTCATATCCTCATAGGAGGCTCTGAAGTCTTCCAAAGCCTCTGATACGGTTGCTCCTTCTCCTATGATCCCATAGTTAAGCGTTGTGTCTTCCAAATCTACATAGGCACTATATCCGTCCTCTGTCTTTTCTATAAATACTTTTACTCGTTTCATGTGTGTTTTCTTTTTATAAGGGTAAAAATAAAGGTTAAGAGTCTAACCCCGCGTCTTTTAATATTCTTTTTAAGGTACCCGTAGCTACTTCTTTACTCTTATGGTTGCTCAGTCTGAACTTTTTATTTGTTATAGGACTATACCATACAGGGTGTCCATTAGCTTGTTTCTCCGTATCATAGCACCCCGCTTCTTTGAGTCTCTTCTCTAATTCTGAATATTTCATCGTTGTCTAATTAATACCCTGCAAAGATAATGCTATTATTTTTAATAGCAAAATATCTTACTTATTTTTTTACCATGAAAAAAGTTAAAGTTTCACACTACTAAAAAAAGCCCCCAGAGATGGGGGCTTCAGTTGTTAAATTAAATTCAGTCAATGACTACTGAATGCTGTTAGCGGCGCGGCTTTTAATTCTTTATCAAGTCCAAAAACTCACCCACAGTTAGCTCATTTTCATCTTGTGGCTCTGCTTCTATCTCCGCAAGGAGTTTTAAAAATTCTTCTCTGTCTATATTTTTTAAACTTTCTTTGAAAGCCTGCAAATGATTATTTTCCATACATTAAAGATTTGTCTAATTCTACTTCTATTCTCCCAAACCCTTTTCCCCCTAATTTAGCAGGAACCACTTTCACTTTTACAATAAGTTCCTTGTTCTTCTCCAAAAACTTCAGATAGCGGCTTGGATTGTAGAAAACACGCTTATCGGTAAGTAATACGGTATCATTCATAACAATCTCCTTAGAGTTATTTGACTGCAAAGATACAAAAAAAATCAAAGGGACAACCTTAGAAAAAATATTTTTAAAAACAACGAACCACTATTCTCTCTTAGCGCCAATCATTTAAGAGCCTACATACAAAGGGCTTCAAACACAAAACCTCTCTTAATTCTCTCTTACGCTCTCTTATGAGACTACTAAAAAAGCCCCCAGAAATGGGGGCTTCAGGTGTTAAATTAAATTCAGTCAATGACTACTGAATGCTGTTAGCGGCGCGGCGAATACGTTCGGAAATATCCAGCAAGGCGCCTTGTAGTTGTATTTTTTCTGCTTCGGTAAAGCCACCCTCGCCACCATTGTCATCTCGACCATGGAGCTTGTTGTAAATCCATGAAGAGGACTTCCCAAAATAATCGTGTGCGATTTGTCGCCAAGAGACATCTATAGAGATGTCGTCCAATTGTTGCATCATCGTGATACGTTCCTGTTTTTGTACTGTTATTGCCATAGTATGAATATTTGTTGAAAGTAAGCCCTCATTGCTGAGGGCTTTTTCAAACTGTAATAATGGTGTTGAAATATTAATCACAGTTCTATACTTAAGAGCTCTTCACCTAACTTGTGCAAGCCTTCTTGTAGTTTTTTGCGCTGGGCTTCGCGGGGCTTCTTCAGTCCTACGGAATACTGATGGATCAGCTTTTGATTGATCCCCGTTAGTCGCTCGAAAGCAGGGTTACTTAGGATCCCTTTATAATATTGTAGAAGGCTCTCTGTATCATACTTATAGGTAAGCTCATAGGATACATCGGGGATATTCCCCAATTCTTTCTGTATGGCAAGGCTTTCCTCTATTGCTGCCTTTACCTCTTGCACGGTTTCTCCTCCAGCGCTGACCCCTTCCAAGCCCTCAGCATAAGCCCAATAAAAATCCTTGCTGCGCTCAATAATAATTCTAATCTGTTTCATAATCTTCTATTTTTTAGAGAGAGGGGTTATTCCAACCCCATCTCTTTTTTGATTTTTGACTCTATTCCTTTTCCCACTTCTTTGCTTCCGTGGTAAGGAACTGGATAGGTTCTATCTCCCTTTTTATAAATGTAATGGCTTCCCGAGACTCGCTCTAACTCCCAACCATTTTGGGCGATTAACCTGTGTAATTCACTCGATTTCATACACTATTCTGATTAATATTTCAACACTGCAAAGGTATATATTTATATACTAATATCCAAACTTTTCCCCAAGTTTTTTTACTCTTAAATATGTTAAAGTTTTCCTCCCTTCTCTAACCACTGACTACTAATCACTAATCACTAATCACTAACACGTTAGGAACGTATCCTCCCAATCTGCGGGATTGACTACCAGCGGCGCCTTGGTCTTAAAATGCACCTCCACATCTACCCCGTACAAGTGTGCTTGTGGCTCCTCGATAGGGAAAATACGCGTCAAGTCTTTTTCAAAGGCGCCGTATAGGAAATGATCCCGCTGGTGACTGTCCCACCTGATACGCGCCAAGAGCTGCAAGGCAATACGCTCCGCTTGATCTATCTTCTCCTGCTGCCCCTCAAAATCATCGTGTGGCGCATCGGCATACACGATACTAAAGACGAGCTTACGACGCCCCAAGGTGTTCAGCTCGCCCCCATCCAAGCCCAACTCATAATCATAGATCGCCAAGAACGGAGAGGCAATCCCTGCAAAGCTACTTTGCTTCTCTATAATCTCACGGGAGAAATACCCCACGTGCTCCTGTATCATCACATGCTTTTCAGCCAAGTGATGAAAATAATCTTTCAACTGCTTATACATCGTTTTTTTTTTAAATTTTTCCTCTTTTTGCTCAAAACCCCGATTTTTTTTTCCTACATTTCCTACAAAACCTACAAAAAACATAAGTTACTGAAAATCAAGATAAATATTTTTTCAATGGGGCTTTTTCGTGTTAATTTCCCTTAAATTCTTGTAGGAAAACCGCATTTCATTTTCCTACACTTTCCTACAACTTCCACATTTTCCTACAAATCCTACGCCTTTTCCTACGCTTTTTTAGCTTTAAATAACTGATTTATAAGTAAATAAACCTTTGTAGGAAATGTAGGAAAAAAAAACAGCACTTTTTAGCGCAAAAGTGTATTTTTCAAAAAAAAAAATGCACTTTTCTATTTTCTCTCTTCTCTGCTGGCATTAATCATTAGAAATAAAGCCCCGACTTCTTCGCCACAGGCTCCCTAAGTACAAGCGGCTCGCCTTGGTAGCAGGGGAACAATGCAGGGTGTGCCTTTATATATTGTAATAGTAGGTCCCTATATCTTTGCGCCCGTTCCAGAAATCCCTCTTTGAGTGCCTTAAGCTGGGTGTCGCTCAGCAGCATGGACTTCTGCCAAGGCAGCTGCTCCCATTGCAGCACGATTCCTGAAGTGGTATAGGTAAGCCCCTGCATAAAGACGGCATCGGCCAAGGTGTAGTAGCCCACGATCTTCCTAAGCAGCCCCAGAGCGGTCTCTTCCCCGCGTATATCCGAGAGCACACAGGGTGACAGCTGAGGGGCTATGTACAACTCCCATATATCCCGCATCAGGGGCAACAGCCGCAAGAAGATCTCGTACGAATCCCCTATGGAATACAGCTCCGACAGCTCCCGCGGACTGCCAAAGAGCGACCCCGCCACCTCACGGGCAAAGGGCAACTCCGCCCCAAGGGAACTCGTGGAGAGGAGCGCCACAGCACCATTGAGCGCATGATCCCCTATGCGTACCGCGTTCAGCCCATAGTCTCGCACATCCCACCAGGGCGAGCGCTCCATCTTATTATCTTGGTATGCATTGGCGCCCGTACTGGACAGGTGCATTTTGACAAACGGAATACTATAGGCAATGGCATAGTTGGCCACAGCCTTTTTCACCCCCTCGTATATCTCCGCTTTGCGTGGCATAACAAAGGAAACATCCGAGAGCTTCTCCCAGATTACCTCCCCTACCAGCGGACGTACCCGCTCACTAATGGCCGTCTCTATATATGGCCTAAGGATCTGTATATCCAAGTACTTGGACACATGGATATACGCCTTAATCTCTTCAATTCGTTCAAACATATCCTTTTTTTCTTACAAAAATAAAAGTCCTTCCCCGCTTGGGAAAGGACTTATCAAAATAAGCATGTCTAACTAATTTACGATTACCTGCTGCCCGTTAGGGTTCTTGTCCAAGGTCGTAAGGTTAATATTTGGGAAATTGCCGTATAGGCTCTCGTCCCAGCCGTTCCAATCCCTTATCCGCTCGAATATTTCCAAGGTACGCAATCGCTTAATTGGCATACGAGTGGAGAGGATCGTATAGGCCTCCCGCTTGTCCGAGCCGCTTCCGCTGAGGTTCTTCCCCCCTGGGATACCCGCCCCGAGCAAACAAGGATCTACCCCCATAGGGAAAAGTATCTCCGAGTTCCCCGCGCTGGCATCGGGCAGGAAGTTGCCGTCTTTGATCTTATCATCTATGGGCACCACTTCTATACCGCGTATGAGGTTCCCAGAGCTGTCACGAAAGAAAGGCGATAGAAAGGAGCGCCCCGCAGCCTTGTTACCACTCATGTGCTCATCTATCGCCTTAATGGTCTTCTGTCGCTCTTGCTCCTTCTGCACATCGCTCATCTCCTGCCATTCGCTGCGGCCAAACTTATGAGAGAAAAAGTCATCGGCCACATAAATAACAAATTTCAAGTTCAATTGGTTTTCAAACATGTACTTTTTGAAGGTAGGCACCGAGAGCACCACATCTACCCAACCATTGGCAAAGGAGCTATGCCATTTCACCTTCGGGTAATTCTTCTCCGTGGTAAGGGTACGCATCACTGGCACGATGAATTTATCCACCTTCTTTTCCTTGCAATACGCCTTAAGACTCTCCACCGAATGCATATCTGAGTAAAAGGGCACTTCCTCCGTTAGCTCCTCGTCCAAGGTACCACCCCACGAGGTATTGATATACACCTTATCCACATAGCCTTTTTCAGGAGGTACGCCCAACCTGCAATGAGCTGCCTGCTGCCGTTTTATGGATACGATCTTTTCCCTATTGGGCGAAAGCAAATACTCCACAAAGGCAATCCCGTAGGTCTCAAAGTCTTCCACGATCTCGGACATGGTAATATCCCAGCGGCAAGCCTTAAAGAACTGGTTCAACTCAGGGAAAGAGTTACGTGTGCGTTCCTTAGTTACGATTCCTTCTTCTGTCTCCACGTCTTGGTATAAGCGGAATCCCAACCCATAATGAGCCGAGATCAGCACCTCCAGCCCGCCTATGGCCGCCCCTGTCTTATTGAGCTTTTCGGTCAGTTGCTGCGGGTAAAGGTTATCATCCCCCCACACCGAGTACTTATCCGTATCGGATAAGTCTTTTTTAGCCTTGGGCGCAGTAAGGCCATGCTTATTATCAAAGAGCACAGCCGCCCCACTCTTAGAGAGTATATATAAATCGTTATCTATTTTTTCCATCTCTCTTTTGTTAAAGAATCTATTATTTCTTTTTCATGCTCTGATAGTTCCCATTCAATAACATCCACAGCTGCTTTGAACTCTGCTGCTTTGATCTCTGCTGCTTTGATCTCTGCTGCTTTGATCTCTGCTGCTTTGATCTCTGCTGCTACTGTATCAGAGGTCAAAAATCCTGAACCAAATATGCCCTTTTTATATTTCTTTTGACTTTCCAATCCTCTACAATAAACCAAGTCTTTTCCCTTTATCCTTATACCTACACCTTTTTCTACAAGCCAAGCAATTCGGGATACGGTAACCACATTTTCAGGATATCTGTATTTAGGGATCGATACACGCTTTTTCTTTTGTATAGTCTCTATTCTTTTTTTCAAATCTGGTGCTCCTATAATCTTATAATCGCCCATCATATTAGTAACAAAGGAAGTTTTTACCCTTGCCCTATTTTCATAGGTTATATCTGCCGATGCAACTATTGCTGTATATTTTTGGTTCGTGCCAAAAAGGGTTAGGTGTGGTGCAAATAGGAAATATTTTACTCCTTTTTCATTGTAAAATCTTATAATTTGTGATATTATTGAAAAAGGAGGATTATCTACTACTACTGTTTGTTCTGTATATGTTACTCTTTCATAGTCTCCCCCTGGATAAAAAGGCCTTATTACTTCCAAACCTTCTATATCACATGTTTCTCTTACATAGTTTAGGACTTCTTCATATACATTTGCAGGAGTATAGCAATCATCCGTCGTTTTTTTAGGCTTAAATTTCTCCACAAATGCTTCATAATCTTTACTCATAATACTATTTTTTACGCTTCGTTTAAAAGTTTGGGTTGCAGTTGCATAATCCTTTGTTTTCCTTTCTCAAAATATTCTTGGTCTATTTCGGTAGCGATCCCTTTCATTCCCATATTGTGCACCGCTTCCATACAGCTCATACTCCCTGCAAAGAAATCCGCCACCACTACCTCCTCTCGTGGCTTATCCTTAGGAATCACCAGCGCCAAAAGCCTTTCCAAAAGCCGCACAGGCTTCTGTGTCGGGTGAATTCGTTTAAACCTTTCATAATACACTTTGATAATAGAGCTTTCTCGCATTCCTTCTTTGATTGCTTTCAGGCACATTGTAGGTATAGAGAATATACCAATTGAATTTTTAGAGATTGTACATCCACTGGTCTTGTCATTTCTTTTCTTACTTACATTGATATGTCCCGTTCTCAAGTATTCTTTCATGAAATCCAACTCCTTTGTATTATTCAATGCTGACTTAATTCGGTTAATATCACCCACCAAAGTATCTATATTATGCTGTTTTACTTCTAAGTAAGGGACTTTTACATCTGCATTAATACTCCCTTTTTCTTTTGTGTATATAGCAATTGTCTCATGGAAGCGTTGTATTGGTAAAGTCGGCGCAGTAGGAAACCCTTTATGCCAAATCACCTCCTCTTTAAATACAAAGCCCAATCCATCTAATATCGTATTCCATCTATAAAAGGAAGTACCCCTACCAAACATCACAATAAAGCCTTTTTTGGTAAGTAACCGCTTGCATTCTGCAAAAAACCTTTGCTCGTCAAAAGGGCGTTCCAGCTTTTGGTTCTTCAAGTACAAGTACGGAGGGTCTATGCACACCACATCAATACTTTCATCGGGTAGGGTTGCCATAATCTCCAAGTTATTGGCATTATACAATTGCAAGTTGTGTATCTCCATATTTTTTGTATTAATAAACTACTTCTTTCCCATTAAAAGCCACTATAAACAGGATAATAATTTTCTTTATTGTGCCGTCTGCAAGTTTAATATTTCGAGTCTTGTTGTCCCAGTGGTTAGGGTTTTTCTCAAAGTCTTTTTTTGCCTTGGGCTGTTGCATTAGGGTCGCATTATGGTATATCAGGAGCTTTCCACCAAACCCATTTTGCTTGTTATAGGTGCGTACTGCCAAGGAAAAGGGTATCGGCTTTTTCTCTGTGTCCAATTTCCGCATTTCTGCCAAAGCGTCCTTTAAAAAAATCTTTTCTACCATGCTGCAAAGGTCAAAAAACTATCAGGATAAATAAAGGACACATTCCCCAGCGGGAAAAAACAGGGTGCTTTATCATTATTTTTGCATTCACTGCTTTGTTTTTCAAAATGTTAAAAGTCTAAAAATCAATTTCATTTTCATAGTGTGCAAAAAAAGCCCCCTGCCGCCTTAATTGTTTTTACAATTTGAATTTTAAAAATTGGAGTGAAATATGAATGAGCCATCTGCTTCCGCTTTTTCCATAAAAAACAACCTCTTTTTTAATTAATAAAAATTTAACTGATTGCAAGAGTAAAAAAAATATTATTTTTCATTGCGCATTAAAAAATAATACGTATCTTTGCAATGTCAAAAAGAAAGAAGTATAACAAATAAAATTCAAACAAAATGAGAACTATTACAATCAAAGACATATATAATGATGTAAGCTACATTAACCCAAGTGTATCTACCATTAGTTCAATAGGTGATTATATAGAAGAGAGCAGCAGACAGGTAGCTCAATCAGTAAGAGATAGAATAACTAAGAGCTTACCTCAAGGTACATTAGCTCATAAGATCATCACTGAGAACTTAAAAGACTTCTTCTCTGATAAACAACTATGGGTAATCGCTTACGAATTGCAAAAGAATGAAGAGTATGTAAAGAACCTTTCTAATGAGATAGAGAGAAGAGAGCAGGCAGCAGAGCGCAAGGCTCAAGCAAGTAAGGCTAAGTTATCAGCCAATAAAGAGGGTAGCCAAGAAGTGCTTGACTTTGTAAAGTCAAACAAGAAGCTGTTAAAAGACTATTATGCTTTTGTAAAATCAAACAAAAAGTACTCAAAAGAGTTTTATTCTAAGAAATTTACTTTTGAAAGCGCAAAAGAATTTATTAATAAATAGTATAACAATTAAAATTCAAGAATAATGAAATTAGATTTTTACAAAACAAAACGCTACACTTACATTGTAGCTGATAATGTTACTTTTCAAAAAAAAGAGCAAGGTTATCCACAAGTTAATGAAGTGGCTTTTGAAACTGTAGAGGCGCAAAACTTTACATCCCACCCGACATTCAGCATTGAGATAGATGGTGAAGTTACTACACAGAGCATAATTGAAGCCTATACTAAATATTGTGAGTTTTGCAAGAATGCTCACCAAGAGAAAAAAAAGCAGAACGAGCAAGCTAAACAAAGCCTTGAAGCCGATTTTCGTGCGCTCGAAAACGAAATTAAAGAGGGCAAAGTTTTTGATGTAACTATAGAAAATATTAGAAGGATATTATTGTATCTCAATTCCATGAATTGGGGGGTATGGCAACTCCCTAAGATGACATGTGGGTATAGTGCTCATCAGTACGATTGTGATGGGCATCAAGCATCTACAATAACACTTGACGAACCTATTGATTATTGTGGAGAAAAAGTCACTAAGTTCAAAGTCGGAGGGGGTAGATTACATTTGACAAAATATAAATTTGTTTAACCTCAAGCAAAAAAAAAAATTATGAATGTAGACGATATTTTTAATCAAAAATATGAGGTAGCTGATATGGTTATACCTAAGTTCTTATTAGCATGTAACCCTATCGTACCTAATATTGACCTTACCTATATATATTCCCCTCATTATATGAGCCTGATAATGGTAATTGAGGAGAACAGCGAGATTGTAAGGCTCAATGATACCTACAGAGCCATGCCCCAGCGGTTATATGTGTATGATATGTTGGAGCAATTCAGGTTAGTTGTTATCCAGAACAATGTAATAAGTATGGGCGGGATATATGGCCCTGTTATATCAGTAGAACAATTCATTGAAGAAGCGTGGCAGTGGTATAAGAATTATCTTGACTGGGAATTAACACAAATGCAAGGATTATGACTACACAAGAAAAAGTATTATATATCATCGAATTATTAGAGTTATCAGATAGGCAGGTTTCCTCTGTCATTGGCAAAGCCATATCTACAGTGACCCATAAGAGAGCTCAGATAGGGCGCAATAAGTTCACAGACGAAGATCTGCAAAAGCTCAAGGATTATTACATTGAGACGCTTAATAAGATTAAAGCAATTTAAAATCAAAAGCACACCTAATTAGGTGTGCTTTTCTCTTTAAACAGAACTTATAATATACGAATCGTGGCGATCGTTGTCCATCAGATAAGCATACTTCCACCACACAAGGTAGTCGAAGCAGTCCGAAAGGTGCGTTGCGTGTTCCTGCGGAATCGAGGTAGAGCGCTCCGAGCTTTTGTCTTTTTCAAAAGAATCTTCTTTCTGCTTAAGCCCTGCATTCTCCATGGATACGATTAGGTTTGGACAGTTATCCTCATTGATACGGATGAATGGGAGTACTTTGTTGCTCTCCTCTAAGATCTCGTTAATGAGTCGAAACTTGAGGATATGGCTTGGATTGTTCGTGTTGGGTGTCTTGTTATACACCTGCCAGCCTGCTGTACGGAGCATGTCCTCCACATCCTGCGCCAAAGTCGTCTTGCTGTTGGCTTCACTTTTAAAGCCTGAGCGATCGTGGTATAGATAGACCTTATTACAGGTAGCCTTGTGTGGCTCGTAATAGTCTATGATCTTCTTTATAAGGTCTGAGAGCTTCTGCGGATTCTTGACAAAGAAGTCCTTAATGATACTCAGCGTATGGGTGAGCGTGCTCTCTTGGGCGACCACAGCACAGTTGATACGCCCTCCGAAGTCCAATGATATTTCCAAGGGGATACCCTTAATCAAGTCCGTATCATACGTACAGCTTGGGGTATAGCTCTGGGTAAAATCATCTAAAAGATTCGTAGCATACTTGTACTTGTAGTAGTGCTTATCAGCCAATAGCTGCGGATAGAATCCGTCGGCCACCTTGCGTGGGCGTATGTTCATGATCTCTGCATTGAAGAGCATATCCGATACCCGCTGTTCGTACATCTCCTGAATCCAATTAGGCTTAAGGTTTTCCTTATTGACCAAGGCGTTGGCTTTGATAAAACAATGTTCTTGTGGTTTTTGCAGGGCCAGCTTTTCCCGATTGGTGAACCACTCGCCCGTTTTGGTCAGCGCTACGGAGGAAGTAAATATCGTAGCGTTGAGCAGCGAAGCGCGGTCAAACTCTACTTTCTTAGCTCGGTTTGTGGTCAGTACGTTGTTGAAGAGGCGATCGTGCTCCAAGAGCGCCGCCTCGTCCCCTATGACCATATAAGAGTTCAGCCCGCGCCCCGAATTGGGATCGTCCAAGGATACCAGCACAAGGATAAACCCATTGGAGAAATGCACCACATTGCTCCATGAGTTGGGCGCTTGGAAAGGCATTGTATACCCTAAGCTCTTCCCGCTTCTGCCTACTACATAATCCACCTCCTCGTATAGGCCAAACATCCCCAGCCCCTCCTTGGTAGAGGGGAAGGTACGGCTTTTGATCTGCACAAAAGTAGCCCCTACCAGTACCCCCGTCGCTCGTGGCATTTGGCGTACGGCTTCCTTGACAAACCACCCCAATATAGTCGATTTGCCTGTACCACGCCCCGCCTCGATACAAATATTCTTCACCCGTCCGTACCTATTGGCTTCCACGGCTGCCATCTGCATGGGGTTTAGGTAGATCTCTTTAACTGGTTTTATTAGCATTCTTCACTTTTCACTTTTTACTCTTCACTCTCTTCATAGTCTATCTCCTCAGCGGGTAGTTCGTTGAAGTCCACCACCCCTGTACCGATAGCCTCTCTAAGCATACGCATACCCTTGCGGCTCATCTTGATATGATACTCATGAGCGGAGATCTTCTCAAAGTTAATCTCTTTCTCCTCCTTATCGAAGTTGAACAGCGACTTATACGAATCCAGCGCCTTACGCTCCTGCTCCAGATCGCCCTTTTTGAGAGCCTTTAGGTAGAGCTGCCAGTAGCACTCCGCTAAGATCATGCGCTCGGCCTGTACAGCCACTTTGTCCAACTCCCCAAAGATCTGCATTGCCCAATTATAATCCCTATAGGCAGTGGCTTGGCTCACCTTCATCTCCCGCATGTGTATCTGTATGGCTTGATACTTGGAATACTTATTAGTCATCCTAAGGGCGTGAATATGCCTAAGTCGCGCCTTGATCTCCTGCTCGGCAGGGGTAAGCTCTATGCTCTCATCAATATGCGAAGCTGAGATACGAGGGTAAGTACCCTCTTTGTCGAATTTCACTAACTCCATCTTATCATCATTTAGTTATTGGATACTGGCTCTCTGGAACTCCACTACATAGCTGTGTAGGTTCCGTGTATTATCATAGGATAGAGGCTTCTGAGAGATAGGAATCACCTTGACCCAATCCGTATCATTAGCCTTAATAAAGCACTGAGGGGACTTGATAAGCTCCCATAGCAGCTCCACCTCCTCGGGGAATATCCACCCTGTGTTGAGCTTGAAAGTCCTTTTTTCCTTGACCAAAGCCTTGAACTCTTCGTCCTTCTCGGCATGCTGTGAGATGGTATTCTCATAATTGATGTGCAGCTCTTCCTCTCCAGAAAAAGAGAACCAATCAGGGCAATAATTTTGATTTTGAAAAAGTACCGTAATAGGCTCCCCATTAGGCTCAGGCTTAGGCTCCAACGAAAGAGTGCTCTTCTTGATAATCGTATTCTTTCCGAAAAAGCGGTTGGCATTTTTTCGATAGAAACAAAGATTAGCCACCCCGTAATCGTCCACCAAACCAGAAGAATCAACGCTATTAGAAGCAATTTTCCCAAGGTCATTTCTCTTAAAAGCCTTAGTAAGAGCACTTACCGAGATTAGTGAATGGGTATAGGTAGAGCGTAACCCTACATTAGTCAGGTAAGGGTAGGAGAGAGGTTTCCTACCAGGGAGGTATCGCAAGGAAGATAACTTGTGAGTCTTGAACTCCTCCCCCTTGAAGTTGGTTTCCACAATAGTAACATTTACCTCAGTAGCTTTCATCAACTCCACAGGGAGCGCTGTATTTTCGTTATTGATATATAGCCTTTTCAGATCAGGCAAGTTTTCGAAGAAATCCTGAATTTCTTCTCCAAGGTCAATCTTGGCCATGTTGTTAAAGAACACATACTCATACTCCTGAGTGGTGGTCACCCTTCGGCCATATCCTGAGAAATTCATCACCACCTTAGCCCGGGCAAATTCCGAATTTTCATTCGTCTGTGTGATAGTAAGGATATCCTTGTCCAGACAGAAGTATATATCCTTCTGCTCGAAATCCAGATTAGTCTTGATCGTGAGGTCTACCGTAACAATCTGCGTGGAGTCCCTGTTGCTCTTGACTGTAATATATTCCTCCTGAAGCCCCAGAGGGAAAGTCTCAGCACTCTTGGAGCGGAACTTAACCAAAACAAAGGGTTCTCCATTGTGCTTCACCTCCACGATTTCCACCCCAGCCGAAGGGGTGATCGTATAGGTAAGCCTATTGGCATTGTTGATACGAAAAGAGCCCTCATACCTTTCTCTTTTTTCACGATACAAAGTCGCTTCATAGTGTTTTTTATCAAAGGAAAAAGAAGTAAGGTCATTAATAACATTCAGCCTTATGGAGAATACCCGCTGAAAAAGCCAGTTATCCTCCTTGACAATGACCTGATCATGGCTAAAGTCGAAGCCCTGAACTACCCCTGTACGCTTGTAGTTCTCCGATAGAGAGAACTTAGCCCATGCCCACAGATCATCGTTATCTACTTCTACCTTGAAGAGGCCATCATTTTCAAAAGTATATAGCCTTTGCCAATGAAAGGCACCCTCGCTATCATGCACTACCCCTCCGAACTTTTGGTGTAGAACCAAAAAACTATTGATATTACGTATAAAGTGAGCTACCTGTAATAGCTCTCCAGTCTCCGCCATCGGTTCGACAAAGAGCTCCCGAGTGGCATTGTTCAGGGTCATATTGACCACCGGTGGTGTATAGATATCCTTAGAACCTCCCCCACTACCGCTTCCTCCTCCGATACCTTCTCTCTTTAGGGTGATGGGCACCTCCCTTTTCTCCAACTCTATGTTGTTTCCATTATTAACAGCATAAGCTGTAAAGGTAAGAGTGAGCTTTGTCTCTCCCTGTGGGAGCTGGGAGAAGTTCTTATACCGTAGCAAATATTCTAATCCACGCCCACGAATACGCGTCGTCCCTGCATAAAGAATACGATCGGAGTAAGAGGGTTTTATATTTCTTAGGTCCTGATTTCCGGCATATATCTCCACGAAATCATTGGGGGTAATAGAGATGCTAAAGATATATTTATCTTTTTCCCACTCTTCCGCATATCTTTTCCATTCTTGGTATATTTCATCTTCACTTAGGGGCTCATAGACAGGTACATCTTTAAATTCCCAATGATCTAAAACTCCATTTCCTTTTACCCATTTTTTTTGTGTCTTATTGGTTTTCTTGCTGGGTTGGTATTTTTCCTCTGCTTTTCTTTTCTTGAGGTATTCTTCCCAAGGAACAAATAGCTCTGTTTTGCCTGAGTATCCCTTGAACTCAGGCAGGAGGAAGAGTTCAGGAAATATAACAGACATTCTGTCATTATTAGGGATAGGCTCTCCTGATTTCCAAGTCTTGTAGATGGGGTTCTCAGAGAAGTCCCACTCCATGATCTCTTCTTCTTTTTCGAAATTAGCAACTGTGGGTTTTTCCTCATTAAAGGGGTACCATATATGATAACTTCTTGCGATATATTTACGTGCCATATTATTGTTTTTCTAATTGTTGTTTGATAAAGATAAGGAGTTCTTCTCCTCGCTGCTTAGGGAGTTCCTCAGCCAAGTAGGCGACAGCCCCACTGGCTTCTATTGCATCATTAATAAAAGGTTTTTCCTTCATTCCTTTAGAATATAAGTGAGCCCTGAAAAAGTAGGTAGTTTGCTTAGGTTTCTCACGGGTGCGGGTACCTCCAGCCCTTACGCGGGAGGCTTCTATCCCGTAATGTTGGATAAATCCATGCCGTGGCATCTTGATAGCAATTCCTTTCAGATACGCCTGCTTAGTGCCATCAGCCCGCTTGGAATAGCGCATGCGCGCTACTGTGGTAGCAGCCTGTAGGGATGCTTTCCCTCCTGAGAGATGGCCACCAAAGCGGGTAGAGACTTCCCCTTGTAAACTGCCCCTGAGCAAGATAGCAGCTTTTTTCCCTATTTCTTTTTCCCTTTCCATTATACATTGATTAGAGTGATTTCTACTTGGTAGCATTCGCGGCTAAGGGTGTTCTTGGTGATCGACTTTATAAAAAATCGCTGGCCATATACATACAGCATATCCCTTAGAGCAAACTCCCGTATCTGATTCTTATTGGCTATAAAGCTCCATGAGAGCTCATAGGAGGATAGGCGCATTTTGAACCATTCCTCCCAGTACTTGGTCACCTTTGGGGGCAGGAGCTCCTCTCTGGTCTCGCCCTCATTCTTGTTGCCATACCGCAAGCCATCATACCAGATAAGCCCTAATACATTACCTCCGCTCTTTCGAGGAATACAGGAATGCTCTCCCCTATAGAGTACCTTAGGAAGACAGTACCCCTCAATATTTACCTGAGTGCTTCCCTGTTGTTCCCCTTGTGAGAGTTGCATGCCATTTTCGTCGATCAGTACCGCAGGATAGTTGAACTTAGCCTCGTCCATATCAGGAAACTTAATAAGGTAAGATTCCTTGGTAGTGAGTGTCTTCTTAGGATCCTTGATGGCAAAGGGACGAAAGTCCTTCATCTGTAGGCGATTCTCTGTGTGGATACGATTCATAAAGATCTTGTCCCCCTGAATCTCCAGATCGTAATTCTTCCAGTTCTTAATAGTCTTGACCAAGTCTCCGAAGGTAATATCAGGGACAGCCCGCTTGAGGTCTACCTCATTGTTGTTAATCACCTGTTCAATCACATTCCCCTGAGCGTCATGCTGGGCAATGATATTCAGGTATAGCTCAATGGGGCTATTCCAAGCCCCCTCGAACTCACAACGGAGCTGATGGGCGCCCCCTGTCTCGATGGCAATTACCTGAGTAAAGCTCAAGGTACTTTGGCGCTCACTGATAGCCCCCTCGCGGATCACTACACCATCCAGCTTCACCCGATAGATAAATGGCTCTCCATGGGTTAGTATATGAGCATTGTTACAGACCAAACGCCACTTTCCGACCTTGTCCAAGGTAGTTTCGGATTGGTACTTTCCAAAGACTACTCCGCTCACTTCGCGCTGCTGGGTAAGGCTATCCCTTTGCGGGGTCATATTGACCTCTTGTTGCTCTGAAGTCTTGTAATATTCCTTTCCCGAGTATATCACCTGCTGGAGGAAGTCCTCATCGGTGAGAATATCTCCGGCAAGGGTATATCCCGCATCGGCAAATCCTTTCTTGAGTACATAGAGTAGGTAAGGCATAGGGTGAATGATATTGCGGACTACCCTATTGCCAGAATCCTCGCTATTATTGATAAAAGCCCCATTACGAGTGTGGTTCAAGAATCCTTCGAATGCTTCCCAGCCACTCTGGCTATTCTCCTTGTTATAAACTACACGGGGAAAATTATAATCTACCTCAGGGTATCTCTTCCTACAGACTACATTGGCATGCTCATAGATATTGTCTACAGCTACCTTGGCCAGCGGTAAGTCACATAGCTTCTTTTCAAAGTTCGGCAGCTGTTCGAACCCTGATTCTATCTGCGCTTGTACCAGCTCTCCTTCTATGGATAGAATTTCCAAAGTTCCCTTTCTGGCTCTTCCATCCATCACATGGTAGCCCTCATGCTTCTTCTTTAGCCGCAGGGCATTGATAGCCGTATAATTACCCATCTTGACCCTCAGATCTGCATTCATATAGAACTCAAAAGGGAGGGAGAATTGAGTAAAGAAAGTATCCTTGAACCGCGGATTTTCTTCCTGATAGGAGATAGATATTCGGCTCAAGTCCAGTTCGAATGTATCTGTTACAAAGAGATCTCTCATGTTTGCTTACTTCTGAGAATAGATTCGTTCAATATTTCTAAAAAATCGTACAAACGCGTCGCGCTGCACTCATGCCAATTGCCCAAGGGTTGGGTGCTGTCCATCGCCATGGCCGCTATTATCTTGGAGAAGGGGGTATAATCCCCCTGTCGCCTGAATATAGGAGTATCCTCCCTATAAGAGGATTTAGGAAATACAGCAGGATAGCGCTCTATGATGTACTCCCTGGTACATCGATAGGCAAAAACAATCGCAGCCCGCGTGCCAGAGGAAATACTATCGGTTACCTCCGCAATCTTAGGGAGTAGCAAGGGGTCAAACTCACTTGCGCCCCAGCAGTAGAGACTTGCCACCAGCTGGCGTGCATACAATTCCTCACGCTTCTTGCTGTATTGGTAAAAAAGCATGTCCGCCACGGAAAATTGTCGAATGGTACAATTACTCAATCGAGGCAGGGGAGTGGTGAGTCCATCCCAGATATCAGGAAAGGAGAACAAGTCCCTATCGGTGAGCAGGAACTTTCTCAAGGGGAGGAGCTGCTCGATAGAGATTTCCGAGAGCAGCCGCTGTACTCGCTTTTTGTTTTTCCTTGAAGGATCCCCCATCAGCAAGATTAGCACCATCTCCCGATATAGCTCCTGAAAGTCACGCCGATCGTCCTCCATACGTAGGCAGATTTCTTCTCGTTGCCAAGGGCTGAGCTCTGAGTAACTCCCTGCACAGTGAAACTCTATCCTATCCATCTTCTTACTATTCTATAGCCCAACCATAAGACCACCACCAACAATACGCCCTCTACCCACCATGCAAGTCCCCATCTTTGGTGAAGAGTTTCTCGCTCCATAGTATGAGAAGTATGTACCTCCTTTCTCTTTTGAGAGAAATGCCCTTCACTTCTTCGCTCTTCCCTACGGACTACCTGCCTTGCTTGCTGCGCTTGCTCCTGCTTTACCCTTAGGGTAGCTTTTCCCCCCTTGACCTTGAGTACCTCGATATGAGATACCTCCCCATCGAGCCTCTTTACTATGCGTCTTTCTCGCTGCACCTCTATGCTGTCCTTATCATTTTCAAGAGAGAGCTCGTAAGATTGCGAATGTTGGAGGTCAAAAGTAGCGACTTGCTGATGACTTTCTACCTGAGAGAGGCTGTCTTTTTCTTCCCTTCTTTCGATTTGCTGATCTTCTCTGTGATCGGTTCGGCTTGATTTCTTGCTCCTGCACCCTAATAGCACCATAAGAGCTAATAGTAAATACAATTTCTTTCTCATTGGTAATTTTCATTGGTCATTCTTCTCAATTGTTATTATCACCCCCTTGAGTCTTTCGGCATACGTAGGCTCGGTGGCATAACCTGCCTTTGCAACTTCCTCGGCAAACTTGTACGGGTCACTCCTTACCAGTAGTGCCTTGGCATATCGCTTGTTGTTCATGAATAGGTTGGCGTGATCAGTGAAACTCTCCTCTGGGCTGTCGTACTTGCGGAACCAGTCCTTAACAATGTACTTAAACCTGCCATCATGGCGCTTTTCTATGCTAATAATAACAGGGAACTTAGCATTATCATTGGCGAGGATCTCCGTGGTTTGAACCAGCTGACGTTTCTCAGTCGGCGTGCCTGCTTTGGCTTTCACACCAAACATATTATTATCAGGGATACTCTTAGCCCAACCAGTCTCCAAGGCTGATTGAGCCAATATAAAAAGGTGAGAAATCCCCGTCTTACGCTCTGTTTCGAGAGCAAAAGGCTTGTATTTTTTTACGAATTCTTTTGGTGTCATAGGTTTATTAAATTAATTCAAAAACAATTTCTTTTCCTAATAGGCTACTTAATGTAATCAATTCGTTGTTATCTTCGAAACGTAATGGTACATTAAGTCCTGAAGCTATGGCAATTTGTAATGATTCATTATTAAAGTGAATTCCAGACCTTAATGATTCTTCTTTAATCTTTCTTCCTGATATATATCCTCCCGGCCATTTTTCAAACATATTAAAAAAAAGCCACCGATTTGCATCAGAAATACTTATTAATGCAATATTAGTTAATGTCCTGTTATCTTTAATAGGAGCTTTTATAAAAACATTCCAAACAAAATCGTTACCTTCTTGATACATTTCTGTTTTTTTAGATCTTATGATATTGCTCGCATTCTCTGTATTGTTATATATAGAGTAATGAACCTTGCTTTCGAATATATGTAAAGGAATGTGTCCAATAAATTTACGTCCTTCTGTTAGAGCGAAAAAGTTTTTTAGCCTAACCTTACAATAAGGAATATCTCTTTTTCCCCCTCCCCAATCAAAATATTTTATCGCATTCATCTGTTTATGTATTTAATTATTGGATAAGGGGTCAAGCTCGCCAATATATCCCACCAATCTATGAATGTACCCTTGTAATACTTGTCATATAGCTCCTTACATAGCCCAATACTCCCTAATATGATAGCGGCTATAAGCAAGGACTTCCCTACGGACAAGAATATCAGAGCACTAAGGAAAATGACAATAAATATTATATTCCCGTACTTACTATGCAGGAGCTTGTCGCTACCCTTGAGATTGTTCATTACTTTCATCATATATTTCGAATGTCTATGTAACACTTGTTGTTCCATATACTTACTACGGCTGTAGAGCCATCACCCCCGTTGAAGGCATTATCTCCCGTGTAGATGATGGTCTTTCCTGTACAAGTGAAGGTTACTTGTCCGCCTGCGAAGCCTTTGCGAAAAGATACACAATCTAAAGAAATTAAATCTTTAAGTTGAATAGTTACCGAATTCTCAACAAAAATTACAGAACCATTATGACTATGGTTACACTCTATATCGTTACGGATAGATATATTCTCACTATTCCCATTCAATTCAAACCAACCTGTATAGCTGCCATTAATAATCTGTTTTACATATAGTTTCCTATCATTGACATCTAAGTTTTTTGCAATGATAAATCCCCAATTCTTAGAGCTATGGGTAAATCCCACCATTTCATAGAAAGAACCGCCTGGGGCATTAGCTATGCCACTCCCTGAGCCAAAGTGAATAGCTCCATCCTTATCAAGAAACTTGTGAGCGTCTGTAATAGTCTTATAAGAAGGAGCTATCTCATTTATATCCTTCACTCCTCCTCCGGCAAGTACTACCTTATTATTATCATCATTTCCAAAGAGTTTTATCCCCTTAAATTCCCCATACACTAAATCGTTGAATGCCATGTTACCAACAGCAAAGTTACCGTTATCTCTTACAACAATTTTCGTTTTATTCTTAATATTGACTTCTCCTTCCTCATTCACATAGAATTTGTTTCCACCTTCTCCTACCTGTATTCCCTTATCTGTACGGATGTGATACGCGCCAAAATAAGTACCGTTGGGGTGGCTGCCGTTCTCATTGATACGCAACCAGTTATCTGATTGCGGCTTAATGACCTCTTTTCCTCCTCTATTGTTCCAAGAGGTAGGGATAAAATCCAATGATGGCTTATCCGCCAAATCATTATAAGAAAAAGCATTCTCGAAAATAACATTATTCCCGGCCATGAGCTTAATCTTTCCATTCTGCACCACGATCCCATCAGGAATATTGCTGACAAAGTGGCTCACGGGGATACTGGTAAGAAGGTTATTGCGCTTATCCCTTAACTCTAAGGTCTTCTCAGGCTTGTTGTACACCAACTTCGTCCCCTCGTCGTCCAAGAACATTAGGGAGATACGCCTTACTACATTACTTCCCCTCTTGAATCGTAACTCTGTGGTATTCTCGTCCAGCTCTATATCGTAATCTTCGAGGGTGTCCAGCTTCTGCTTGTAGGCATTGGTAAAGTCATTCGTGGATAGCCCTTTCCCTGCTTCCTTATCTACCTTGCCGTCAATGAGTGATTTCAGATCCGCCGCTGTGCCTACATAGTTGCCGCTTTGGAGCGCTCCCAAGAGTAGTTCTCTCTCGCGCTGGGTCATGATCACGGGTCTGTTGGTATTGAAGGTTAAGCGCTGTAGTGCCTGCTGGGCTGCATCGGCATTGTCATATACAACTCCATTGATCTCTACTTCACTGACCAAGGCGTCCAAGATAGAGAAGTTCATATCCTCCGCGCTGTGTAGGATCAGGCGCTCTCCGTCCACACGTGCTACGAAGTTTTTCAGTGCTAAAATCCCGTTGTACTCAAAGAGGTATTCCTGCAATTCGCCTGTGTCAGGCCTTACTTTATACTTAGGTGTTGGCATGGTTATTCGTTTTTTATGGGTGTTTTATCATTTTCATTAAGATATTCCTTGATGGAAGAAGCTATTTCCTCTACATCCCCGCGGTTAAGGATGATCTTGCCCATCACTTGGCCAGCTTTGTCCAAGCGTACCTTATCCTCGGCCTTCTCATAGATACTCTTTATCTCTATCAGGCAGAGTAAAAAGGCACCCCCAAGGGTCATAAAGGGAAAGAACCACAGCTGATTCCCGTAATATTGCTCAAAGTACCACACAGCACTCATCTGCATACTATCTACTATCGTGAGGGCGATTAGCACATTGTAGTACTGGGCGAGCTTCCCTACGGTACGCTTGTAGCCATACGAGGTGCGCATCTCTCCGTTATTCTTGGCTTTGCGCAGGCCACTCCATAGGTCGGCCATAATCATTACTAAGACTAAGATGTAGATACCAAAGAGGATCCACAGGGTTACAAAGATTTTTTCCATTGAATCAATACCTTTTAATTTTCTATCTAAGGCAAAAATAAAAAGCCCCTTCCATATAGGAAAGGACTTTTTTAAACCCTTAATAATCACTATCTCTTGTTTCGCTCTCGCAGTGCTTCGTACTCCTTGATCGCTCTTCGGAGTTCCTTTCCTGCCTTAGCATCGGCTACGATATAGGCTTCTATACCTTCTCCTTGGAGCTTCTCTACGGTAGTGCTGAGCCTTGAGAGCACCTCGGTAAGTCCTGTAGGCACTCCTACGGCAGGGACGCTGTTCTCACTTGTAGGGGCTTCCTGCTTGGGATTCTTCTGCGCATAGCCACGCAGGTGAATGCCCTGGCGCAGGTGCTCCAGCGCCGACAGGTGCTCACGCCAGTGCTGGTCGATGGACTGCAGCATGATCGAGCGCTCGAAGTTGCCGAAGGCCTCGGCCCCCACCCGCTCGATCTTGGCGTGGTAGCGCTTGTCGGCCTCTTCGACGATACGTGCCAGGATGGCCTCGTCGCCCAGGTCCTCGTTTTCCTTGAGCCACTGCGACACCGGCACCGGCAGCTGCCATTCGTTCTGCAGCTCCTTCTCCAGACCGTTGATGTCCCACTGCTCTTCCACCGTGCCTTCAGGCACATGACGGCGGAACACCTCTTCCAGCGCGCCCTGGCGCAGGTTGGTGATCACCTCCGAGACATCGGCGGTATCCAGCAGCTCGTTGCGATGCGCATAGATGACCTTGCGCTGCTCGTTGGCCACGTCGTCATAGTCCAGCAGCTGCTTGCGGATGTCGAAGTTGCGGGCCTCGACCTTGCGCTGTGCG